CTCGCCCGGGGATCTTGAGAAGACCCCCGTAGAACCCTAGTTAAAAGGGAACTACCCATCTCGGCTTGAGTGTGACGCGCCGAGGGCGTCCTGAACGCTCAAGGTGTCTCAAGTCAAAGGGCAAATTGCCCCTCTTCAAGAGATACTTGAGGAGTGCACCCACATCATCCAGACTATCGTCTGGTGCTGTTCCTTGTACCACATATGCCTTAACCAAAGGGCAATGTAGTGTTCGGGAATACTTCTCGCCTTGGACAGGCAAGAAAGTATGGGCGCCCAATCCAGGAGATCCTGGTTCGATCTTGGGATAGAAAGGAATAATTCCCTCTATCTTACGATCAAGCCAGCTAGAAGTGGACCACAGCCCTCTCATATAGAGAAGATTGCGGAACGCGACTAGAGAAATGATCTCCTGTGCGTCCAGCCGTTTGGAAGGAAATACTCTGCGGAACTTAATTGGACTTACGTCCTCTCCCGCATAATATTCTTTCCCACAAGACTCTCTGAACCTTCCGGTCCAGAAAGACTTGGTCGAGTTGACCTTGAGCCCAAAAGCTTCAAGGTACTCGATTACGGTATGCACATATTCTACAGGGATGATGATATCATCCCCGTAGACACGCACCTTGCCATGAAAAGATTTAATACCTTTTCGTGACAGGGGGGTACCATTATGCGATTCGATTCCCATAAAGATTACGGTCAAAAAGACCATAGCCTCCATTGGGAAACAAAGAGCAGAACCCATAGACGCGAACTTAGATAGGCGTATAACGCCATGTCTAGGTACGTCAGCCTTTCGTGATCTACAAGCTTCCACACCCGCCGCAAGGTGGGGATGGTCGCAGAGTAGAGCACGTACATGCTGATTGGAGACGCGATCTGATGCCTCACTCATATCGAGTGTAGCAAGACTCCCATCAAGGGAGCCTTGTCTGGCCATTTCCTGGTTAGGGACTTGGTCAGAGAATCCGATCATCGACCAGCACGGATTAATAACGTTCTTGCGAATGTACTTCCGTTCTAGTCTAGGGACCAATGCCTCGAGAATGCCTTGTTGCACAAATTGCATCATGACAGGCTCGATGGCAATGATCCTTGGTGTCTTCATCGTTTTAGGAACAGTAATTACCCTAACGGGCAACTCCTGTTCCGGGGTGAGATGCACGATCCGTCTATCAGAAATAAACGAGTAGTTCGGTAGAATATTTTCCCTTGCAGGGAAATACTCTTCGAGTCTATCCGTCCACAAATTGTGGTTATATTTCTGATTGGAAGACAGCCTTTCAGCTGTGTTCCCAGGACCGTGCCTGGGAGTGGTCTCTCCGTCGTAGATCAATTGATCTACTTCAGAGAGAATATCACCAAAGAGTAGCGTCCTGATCCGTGTGAACTGTTTAAAGTTCCATTGGTCGGCGGCTCTACTCTTTAGTTCCCTCTCGATTATGACATAACTGTCTATTGCCTTATCCCGACGTGCTTCAGTGCACGGAAGATCTATCTTTGAGAACAGCGACGTAAGTTGCTGAACTGCATAGATAGCGTCAATAGACGGGTCATGCCTAATGGTACCACTAATCGGATGGAACACAGACTCAAGGAAACCTCGAAGAAATTCGGGGAGACCTGTCCTCCAGGAGAAACCCTGGAAGAGATCGTGAGTCACGCGCCCTTGGTCGAGACTTTTTTGGAAGTCTTTACCAAACGCAGGTAGGGTTATCGTTAGAAACGACAACCCCTCGTGTTCCATCCGTGCCGAGACTGTTTTGCAGTCCCGGTTGGTGCTGGTACAACACAGACTAGCGAGCTCGCTCGCTAGTGATGTCCAGAGTGACATCAGGCTTTTCATGTATCCCTACTTAAATATAGGTATTTACAATCCGTGCCCAGTGTCAAATCACGAAGCGCAGAGAAGAGCCCTTATTTCAGACTCCTGACTACGTTCAAGACGATAGCTAAGACTGGCCCGTAAGGACCTGTTCAAGCTTTTCGTAATCGTCCGCGGCGATCATCTCCAGCAACGCTGTAGTGATCGCTTTAAGACCGTCAGTACTGAACCCGACCGCATTGCGGTCAATCACGAGATAAGCCGACATTGAAATCGGATTATTCGTGGTAGGGAGCTCAGGATTGGCGACGAGCGTCTTGAAATCCAAGCGAATCGTTGAGCGTGTGCGCCGTCCATAATTGGACGACGCATACACAGAAACGTTTCCGCTCACGTCTTTGTAGGTTGAGTTGAAATCACCTACACCCACACGGGTGCAGGGGAAATCACCATCCCCAAAGTCGAGAACGATTGGATCAGTAAATGCCATAGGGCATCACTCCTTAACTCGAGGATTGGAATCTCGAGGGTGGTTGTGTATTACACGACTATCTCCGGGTTACTCCCAAAGAAGTCAGGATCGACAATTGGAACGAATCAAGTCCGTCCCAAGTAACGCCGAAACCAAATGGATTGGCACGTACACGATTGATGCTCTTCGTCTGAAGAACAACAGTCGGGGCACTTCCCATGCTATTTCCTGGAGAGGAAGTAGAAAGGGGAAGCCACGAATAGTGGTTTTCTGCTATCGCGACTTCAGTTAGGTACCCATAGTACATGACCAAATTGCCGCTGGCAATCGCTCTAGGTTGGATATAACCTCGCTAGAGTTAGTAAACCAGTCGGCCATCCACGTCCAGGGCGTGCGATTCCAAAGTCTGCTCGGAGTCAATTCGATTCCGAACAAGGCATTAGCCTTAGCAGCTCCGCTGATAATTGCATTATGAGAATTAATATTCCCAGGAATGTAATAGCAGAAGGAGCCAGAGAACGTTACCGTTCTCTGAACTTGAGATTCGCATACCCACTTTCCGAATCCTGCAGGGTTGTAAGAGATCCCTCCAATAGAGGGAGGACCAATACCGAGATCGGTACTGGTCGGTTCTGACAATTCCTGCAGAACGACTGCCTTTCTTCTTACGGGGCGTCCAGCATCACGCTGGAGTTGCCGCAAGAGTTCGCCGCCACGGGAGACCGTGTCAGCGAGAGAAAGAACGTCGTTCACAAGGGGTTTCCAACCAAACTGGATATTCAGGTAATTACTACCTGCTTGTCTAGCTATGTTGGTACGTCCTTTGACTGTATCCGCTATGCCCTTTGGAAGGCCATCGCGGTAAAGATCAGAGAACGCTCCCCAAGTGTCGAAAGTTGAGTTACCAGGTGCTAGGTTGGCAACAGCCTCTGCACCAATCTCGTTCATCCGCTCTCGTGAGAGAGCAGGGTCATCGGGATACGTCATTAGAGTAGGGGGACAGGGGAACAAAGTTCCACTGTACTCCTCTATGATCCCCATGGTAGGACTACCACTCGTAAGAGTGGAAGAACCACCACCGGGACCTTGCGTCATTTTCTCTCGAATAAGACGCATCTCGCCGCCGATATCGGTCGTCGCGTTAAGATGCTTATATCCCGGATGTTTTTCATCCGTGATAGCTTC